CGGTGTATTACAAGCTGTTCTGGTCCTCGCTGCAAGCAATCCAGCGGATCACCGACAGCAAGAGCGCCGAGGCTGGTTTCCAGTCGCTCAAGTTCGCGGGTGCGGATGTCATTTACGAGGACTCGACAGGAATGCCGGCCTCGCATATGTACTTCCTCAACACGGACTACATCTTCCTGCGCTACGCCCCGAAACGGCTGTTCAAGCCGCTGGAGCGCGTGCAGTCCATCAACCAAGACGCAATGGTGCAGCTCATTACTTTCGCCGGCAACATGACGACGAGCAATGCAGCCCGCCAAGGTGTGCTGAAAGCCTAAGGAGAACGACATGGCATATGCAATTCACTCCATCGTCGGCGCCCAGCCGATCACCGACCACAGCACCACGCAGAATCACCCCCTCGGCCTGGAAGTCGATGCAACCGACCCGACGTATGGGCCGGCGCGCTTCATCTATCTGCTCGGCGTCGCCAGTACGGCGGTCGGGTCGGTGGTGACGTTCGACGCGTCGACGTATCAGACTGTTCTCAGCGCCGTGGGCGGCAACATTCCGCGTCCTATCGCCGTGGCGATGTCTGCCAACGTCGCCAACGAGTACGGCTGGTATCAGATCGTCGGGCAGGCTGTCATGAAGAAACAATGCACCGTTTCTCTCGCGGCCGGCGCGGCGGTTGGCGTCCTCTCTACCGGGCTGATTGCCGGTACGGGTTCGGGCAAGGAAATTCAGGGCGCTGTCGTGGCGGCGGTGGCTTCGGCTACTGCTGGCCGTACAACGGTTCGCGTCATGATCTCGCGCCCGAAAAAGCAGGGCCGCGTGACCTGATGTTGTAGCCTCCTGCCGCTTCGATGTGAGGCGGCAGGCTAAAACACCAACAGGAGCAATCATGCAACTGCCGTTCCACAATACCGAAATCCGGCATATGAATCCGGGGCAGACTGAGCCGCTGGTTTTCCCGGTGCATCTGCTCTGCAATACCTCGGACGAGGACATTTACGCGAACATCCGCGAGAACTCGGCGGCGCGCGGCGGGTGGGTGAAGTGCGAAGATGCGCATGACGGGACTGCCATAATCTGCGGATCAGGGCCGTCGCTGATGGACACCCTGCCCGAGATTCGCGCCATGAAAGAGGCGGGCGGTATGGTGTTCGCGCTCAACGGTGCGGCGGCTTTCCTTTACGAGCATGGGATCATGCCTGACTATCAGGTGCTGATCGACGCACGAATCGGGACCGCTGACCTGATCGGGCCGGCGAAGCATCATCTATTCGCATCGCAAGTGCATCCCGAGTGCTTCCGCAGGGAGCCGGGTGCGCAACTGTGGCATCTTCAGGTCGGCACCATTGAGGCGCTGTTCCCAGACTACGAAGGGGCTTATGTCCTGATTGGCGGGGCCGCTTCGGTGGGGAATACGGCAACATGCCTGTCCTACGCGATGGGCTTCCGTGATGTGCATTGCTTCGGGTATGACTCCAGCCACCGAGGCGAGGCGGGCCATGCCTTCCCGCAGGCGATGAACAACGGCGACCCGTGCGCCATCGTGGAATATGACGGCAAGAGCTACGTTGCCAGCCTGACCATGAAACTTCAGGCCGAGCGATTCATTGACACCGCGAGAGCTTTGGAAGGCGAAGGCTGCAAGGTTTTCGTGCATGGGGATGGACTTCTGCCGCACATATGGCGCAACCGTGACAGTATCCCGCCAGACACCTTGGAAACCGACGAGCGCGCGAAGTACGAAGCCATGTGGTCAATTCCGAGCTACCGCAACTTGGCGCCGGGGGAACACTACGCCGCCGAAGCCTTCGCTGCACTGCACATGCACCCCGGCGACACCGTTCTTGACTTCGGCTGCGGGACTGGCCGAGGGGCGGCGGCGCTTCAGTCGATGGGATGCAAGGTGACGGGAATAGACCTGGCCGCGAACAGTTTAGACGCCGGCGTGAAGATTCCGGTCATTCGCTCCTGCCTGTGGGATTTGCCCGACGTGACAGCCGATCACGGCTACTGCACCGACGTAATGGAACACATCCCGACCGAAAAGGTCCATGCGGTGCTGTCCGGTATTGCCGCGCGGGTGCCGCAGTGCTTTTTCAACATCAGCACGCAAGCGGACAACATGGGATCACTGATCGGGGAGACCCTGCATCTGACGGTGCGTGATGCCGACTGGTGGCTCGCGGAGCTTTTGAAGCATTGGTCAGTCGTCGACGTCACGGTCGGGCATGGTGAGATGGTGGCGGTATGTCGAACCTGACCATGCCCAATGACGTGATGCTGGCGAACGCCGACGAGAACCTGAAACGGGACTTGCCGATGTTCTTACCGCACGACGAGGGCGAGGAACTGTGCATCGTCGGCGGCGGGCCTTCCCTGCCTTCAATCCTGCCGAATCTGCGAATGAAGTACCAGCGCGGCGCGAAGATTTGGGCCTTGAACGGTGCCCATGACTGGCTACTCGATCATCACCTGATGCCGAACGCGATGGTATTGCTCGACGCCCGCCCGGAAATGGCGCAGTTCGTCGCTCGATCAAGCCGAATCCCGACATACTCCATTGCGGCGCAGTGCGACCCATCTGTATTCGATGCGCTGAACGGTCGCAAGGTCGCCATGTGGGTCGGCTACGCGCCGGGAATCGACGCTATTGCCGCGAATGCAGACAAGCCGGTGGTGGTCATTGGTGGTGGCAACACAGTCGGCCTGAAAGCCCTCTGCATGGCCGTCCTGTGCAAGTTCCGCAGCGTCCATCTGTACGGCTTCGACTCCTGCTATTCGGTCACGCATCACGCCTATTCGCAGCCGCTGAACGACGGCGAGCAGACCACGGAAATTGAATGCTTCGGTCGGAAATTCACATGCTCGAACTGGATGATCAAGCAGGCCGAAGATTTCCAGAACGACTACATCAACGCCCTATCCGCAGGGGTCAAGGTCACTGTTCATGGTGACGGCCTGATCCCGCATCTTGCCAAGCACATCAAGGAGGCTCTACATGCAAGAGTTTCTTAAAAAGATGGCGATGGCGCTGTCAGGTGGTTATCAGACCGGAATGGAAATGCTCGCGCCAAAGCCGGAAGACTTGGCCGTCAGGGCGAAAATGGGAGAACTGCTGGCCTCTGCGACGCCTGGAATCGGGGACGCCATGAGCGGTTATGACACTGTGAAGTCGGCAGCAGAAGGGAACTACGGCGAGGCCGCGCTAAACGGGATCGGGCTGCTGCCGTTTGTACCGGCGATGGGTGGCGTTATCAAGTTTCCCGACGGGATGATAAAGGCAGAGAGAAGCGCAGCCATAAAAAAAATGGCTGAAGATTTCGCGTCACAACTTAGCGCGAAAAATTTTAATGCAACGGTCGATCACTCCGGAAGCGTTGTCGGCCCGAGTTCATACGTTCGGGTTTTTGATCCGGAGACGGGGAGGTTTTTGGTTGATCCGGTGAGGTTTTCGGATCATGCCAAGGGGCCAAACCAAGGAAGGTTTGTAAATGATGTATCGGGGAGTTTTGATGCTCCTGAAACCAAAGAAGTGCTATCCATAATTGATGAGATGCGAGCAAAAGGCCCGACGGATTTTTGGAAATCAAAAAAATAGCCATTCTTTATGACGAAAGGTATAGCCATGTTTGATCCCGACAGCGACAGCGCATTCACCCAGCAGGGCAAGGAAGGGCGGAATTACGTCAAGTTCTATCGCCAGTGGGTACGCAATAACTTCAAGAGCAAGGAAGAAGGCCGCGAGGTCGGCGCCGAGCAGGACTTCATCATCATCATCTGCCCTGGGCAGCCGAAGACCGAAGTAAGGCGGAAGGCCAGCGAGCAGGACAAGATGCAGTATTCGCAGGAGTGGAGCGCCTATCAGCAGGGCAAGGAAAACCAGATCAGCGGGACGCCCATCGAACTGCTGCCGGGGCTAGCCAACGGAATGGCTGATGCCCTGAAAGCGATCTACGTCTATACAATCGAGCAGATGGCCGGCCTTCCCGATCTGTCCTTGCAGAAAGTGGGCATGGGCGGTTCCGAAATCCGCGAGAAGGCCCGCGCCTACCTGTCGAAGACCTCGGGCGAAGTCACGGCACTCCGGCAGCAACTTGCCGACATGCAAGCCCAAATGGCCGCGATGCAAGCGAAGATGATGGAAGCGCCGGCCCCCAAGCCGAGGGGGCGAAAGCCCAAGGCTGAAGCGGTGATGCTGTCATGAGCCTGCTGACCATCATCCAGCGAGTGTCAAAGCGTGTTGGTCTGACCGCGCCGACTTCTGCAATGGGTTCCACGGACGAAAACGTGGTGCGAATGATCGAACTTGCCAACGAGGAAGGCGAGGAACTGTTCGCCAGGCATGATTGGCAGAACCTTGTTCGTGAGGCCACGCATACGACCCTTGCAACCGAATCTCAAGGGCTGATCACCACAATCGCCGGCAGCGACTTCGACCACATCAAGAACGAAACATTCTGGAACCGGACCACGGATCGGAGATGGTATCCGGTCAGCGATGTGCAGTGGCAGGAAATGAAGGCCACGGCGGTAACTGGCCCGGTCGCTTATTTCCGCCTGCGCGGGAACTCCCTACTCGCCCTGCCGACGCCGACCGCTGGCAATACGCTTGCATTCGAGTGGGTCAGCAAGAACTGGTGCGAATCCAGCGGGGGGACCGGGCAGAACGTGTGGGCAGCCGATACCGATGTTGGGCGCATTTCCGAAGACCTGATGATTCAGGGCTTGGTCTGGCGCTGGAAAAAGGCGCAGGGACTGGAATACGCCGAAGACTTCCGGCAGTACGAAACGCGAGTTGAGACAGCGATTGTCCGCGACGGTGCGCCGGCGCGGGTCAACATGGGCGGAACTCGGCGCGGCTCGAATATCCCCGAGGGTAGCTGGAGCCTGTAATGAGAATCCCGATCCGCTCCAAGGGCAAGCGCGCTCCCGTTTCAAGCATCATCTCCCGGCCGGCACCAGTCAAGGGCTGGAATGCGCGCGACCCCATCGGGGCGATGAAGCCGGACGAAGCGATCATGCTCGACAACTGGTTCCCGAGCGCAACGGATGTGATGCAGCGCAAGGGGCGGGAAGACCATGTGACCGGAATCTCTGGACAGGTCGAAAGCCTGATGGCCTACAACACGCCGCAAGGCACACAGACGCTATTCGGGGCGGCCGGAACGGCTTTCTACAACATGACCAGTTCCGGGGCGGTGGGGGCGGCGGTGGCCTCTGGCCTGACCAACGCGCGATGGAATCACGTCAATTTCACCAACAGCAGCGCGGTTTCGTATCTCTGCTGCTTCAACGGCGTAGATTCTCCGCGCTATTGGGACAACTCAAGCTGGATCACGGTCACCGGGGCCAGCACGCCCGCGATTACCGGCCTGACGACTTCGGACATCGTATCGGCGACCCTGCACAAGCGCCGCTTGTGGTTGGTGCAAAAGAACACCCTGAAAGCGTGGTATCTGCCGGTCGATGCCGTGGGCGGCGCCGCGAATGCCTTGGACCTGTCAGGAATCGCACAGAAGGGCGGTTACATCATGGCGATAGGGTCATGGACGCTCGACGCCGGGGCTGGGGTTGATGATCTGTGGGTGGCCGTGACCTCCGAGGGCGAAGTCATCGTCTATCAAGGGACAGACCCATCGAGCGGGACGACCTGGGCCATTAAGGGAGTGTGGTACATCGGCGAACCGATTGGCAGGCGTTGCCTGGTGAAATACGGCGGCGATCTGCTGCTGGTGCTGGTGAGTGGAGTATTCCCGCTATCGGCGGCGCTGGCTTCGCAAGTCGTAAAGCCCGAGGTAGCCATTACCGACCGCATCGGGCCGGCCATGACTGCCGCCGCTCAATCCTATGCAGCGAACTACGGCTGGCAAATTCTGCACTATCCCAATGCCGACATGGTAATCCTGAACGTGCCGATTACCGAAGGAATGAACCAAGAGCAGTACGTCATGAACTCCAAGACCGGCGCATGGTGCCGCTTCAAGGAATGGGATGCGAACTGCTTTGAACTCCTGAACGGTGCCCTCTACTATGGCGGCAATGGGGTGGTCAAAAAGGCGTGGTCAGGGTTTGATGACGACGACACCAACATCGTAGCGGAGGCAAAAACCGCCTTTGACTACTTCAAGGACCGATCGAAGAAGTCCTACAAGATGGCGAAGCCGTACATCAGAAGCAACGGAAGCCCGACAATCGAGCTCGGCATCAACGTCGATTTTGACGACGGCGACACGCTCGGCACGGTGACATTCACCGCCTCAACGACTGCGCTGTGGGGCGTTGCTCTTTGGGGTGTTGGTCTGTGGCAATCCGGCTTGCAGACGCTGAAAAACTGGATCGGCGTTTCAGGACTTGGCTTCTGCGTGGCAACCCGAGTGAAGGTGGCGAGCAAGGGGCTGGAGATTCGCTGGCAGGCAACAGACTACCTCTACGAGCCGGGGAATGGAGGCGTGTGAAACGCATCCTAGACCGCCCTGAAGACTGGCCGAGAATCGCTGAATTCGTCGCCAATCGAATCGGATGTGGCCGGAAAACCGACAATTTTACGGCGATAGGGCTGGAAAGTAATGACAAACTGGTGGCGGGTGTTGTATATAGTGACTTCAACGGCAGCAACATTTTTGCCGGCATCGCAGGGGATGGCAAACGCTGGCTGACTCCTGACTTTTTGTGGTTCATGTTTTTTTATCCCTTCGAGCAATTGAAGGTCAAGCGCGTAAGCGCCTGCGTCGAGCGGACGAATAGTGTCTCTCAGCAGTTTCTGGAAAAGCTCGGTTTCGAGCTTGAGTGCATCCTGAAACACGCCGGAAAAACCGGCGATTTGCTGGTGTACCGAATGTTCAAAGAGAACTGCCGGTACTTGGAGAGACGACATGCTTGGACTGCTCAGAAAACTAGCCCCACTCAATAGCCACATGCGGCATCCGGGGTTCAACGACCTCGGAAAAGGCTCATCGCCACCGCCAGCCCCTGACTATGCCGGGGCCGCCGTCGCGACCGCTGCCGGGAATGCTGACGCCGCTCGGATCGGCGCGAAGGCGAACCGGGTCAGTCAATACACCCCTTACGGATCGATCACCTACCAGAACGGCGTCAACGGCGATCAAGACCAGTGGCGCTCCGATGTCAGCCTGGCGCCCGACCAGCAAGCCCTGCTGGAATCACAGAATCGCATGTCTCGCGCCTTGTCGGGTGTCGGAGAGCAGGGCGTCGGCTATGTGCAGAACATGCTCGATACGCCGATGGATACCAGTGGCTTCACGAAGGTTGATCCGGCGTCAGTGGCTGGCCGTGAGCAGGTTACAGCGGCATTGCTGGAACGGATGCAGCCAGGCATGGACAGAACCCGCCAGCAGCGCGAAAACGCCCTGATGATCCAGGGCCACAACCGGGGCGGCGAAGCGTGGAACGCGCAGGAGGATGATCTGGCCCGCGCCGAGAACGACGCGAAGCTGGCGGCGGTTCAGGCCGGTGGCTCCGAACAATCCCGCTTGCTCGGCTTGCAGCAGTCGCAGCGTCAGAACCAGTTGGCCGAAACCTCGACCCTGCGGAATGAACCGCTCAACACGCTCAACGCGGTGCGCAGCGGGTCACAGGTCACGAATCCGAGTTTCGTCAATACGCCGCAACAGCAGACGGTGGCCGGGCCGAACTACTCGCAGGCGATGCAACAGCAGTACGGCGCACAGATGGGTGCCTACAACGCCGATCAGGCCAGCAATAACGGGATGATGCAGGGACTATTCTCGCTTGGTGGCGCGGCCCTTGGTTCGCCGTGGGCTGGCAAAGCGATGGGATTCTAGATCATGGCAAATCCATTCACCAGTAAAACAGCCTCGCCGTCGATGCCCGGCGACTGGCAATCGCAACAGCAGGAAATCGACTACCAGCGCAAACTCGCCGAAAAGCTCGCAGGCGATACCGACATGCCGCAAGGTCAAGTGGTCGGCGGTCAATATGTCGCGCCAGCCTGGACACAGATGCTGGCCAAGGCGCTGAACCCGATGTGGGCGAAGCAGCACCGCGAATCCGCAGACCAGAAAGCCAGAACGCTCGGCGATGCGCAGATGGCGGAACGTACCGGGACGCTGGAACGCTTCAGCAAGGCGCTGAACGGCAGGCCCGAAGAAGTCCTGCCGCCCGATGTATTCGGGCCGGCTGCGCCGGCTGTACCGGGCGACCGCAATGCAGCAATGGCCGAACTCGGAAAGTCGCGCGATCCGGCCTTGCAGAACCTTTACATGGCGCAGATGCTGAAAGAACCCGACAAGCCGGTGGTGGTCGGTCGGTCCCTACTAGATCCGCGTACCGGAAAACAAGTCGGCATCGATTCGACCTGGCAGGGCGAGCAGCAGGCCGCACGCACGGCGCAGGACCAGCGCGCGGCAGAATCCTTGCAGGTTCGCCGTGACTTGGCGGCGCAGCAGGAAACCATGCGACGTGACCTGGCAGCACAGGCCAGCGGCGACCGGCGCATGATTGCCGGCATGATGGACGCGCGCCGCGAACAGAAGAACGTTCCGAAACTCCCGACTTCCGCGCTCAAGATGCAGCAGGAGGAACTTGACGCCGTAGGGACTGCATCATCCATCAATGCAGACCTGGCCGCGATGGGGCAGCAGATCGACTCCGGCAAGCTACAACTCGGCCCGGTCAATAACCTGCTGGCGAAGGGCAAAAACCTGATCGGCGCATCGGACGAGTCGAGCCGTAACCTTGCCACGTTCCAATCCACGCTTGAGAAATTGCGGAATGACTCCCTGCGGCTGAACAATGGTGTGCAGACCGAAGGCGATGCACAGCGGGCATGGAACGAGATGATCACCAACATCAACGACCCGAAGGTGGTAAAGCAGCGTCTCGGCGAGATTCAGAAGATCAACGAGCGCGCGGCGAACCTGCGGAAGATGAACGTCGAGAACATCCGGCAGAACTTCGGGGTTGAGCCGCTGGATACGGGCGGCTACCAGAACCAGCCTGCGGCGATCGGGGGCGGCGGATCGAACGTGGACGCTTTGCTGAAGAAATACGGGGGCTGACGTGGCAGACCTGGCACAACTGGAACGCGCCCTGGTCAATGCCGATGCTGCTGGAGATACGGCGGCAGCAACTGCGCTGGCCGGCGAGATTCGCAAGATGCGGGCAGGGACGCCGGCCGCGCCGGTCAAGATCGGTAAGGACGCATTCCCCGACACCTTGCGCGAAACCCTGCGCGGGGCCAATTGGGGCACGCGGAACATTGCCGGCGCCGGGACTGCCCTAGCGAACGTGTGGGAGGGCGGCAAGCAGCTTTTCGGCCTCGGCAACGAGGACAACATCAGGAACCAGCGGATCATCGCCGAAGAGGCTCCAGTGGGCGCGATTGCCGGGAATATCGCTACCTACGCCCCTCTCGCTCTGGTGCCGGGCGCGAATACCGTTCTCGGCGGGGCTGCACTCGGGGCGGCGACCGGGGCGGCACAGCCGACACTTGACGGGGAGTCCCGCCTGGCCAATGCCGCTGTTGGTGGTGCCGTGGGTGGTGCTGTGCCTGCCGCGATCCGCGCCGGCAAGACCGCCAAAGCGGCGCTAATCGATCCTTTCACCGAAGCCGGCCGGACACGCATCGCCGGGGGCTTGATAAACCGCACCGCAGCGAACCCGCAAGCCGCAGCGCAGCGCATGGCTACCGCACAAGGCCAGACGCCGGGATTTGCACCGACCGCAGGGCAGGCCGCAGACGATGCCGGGATTGCCTCGCTGGAACGCACCACGCGCGCAGTGAATCCGGGCGCTTTCGATGATGTCGAGAAGGCGCAGCGGCAGGCGCTGGCGGACGCTGTTCGCGGTGTTGCCGGTGATGACGTGCGGCGCGCGGCGGCGGTGCAGGCAAGGGAATCGGCGGTAAATCCGCTTTACGATGCCGCGAAAAAGGCCACCGTGCAGGGCGATCCGGCGCTGGATGCGCTGTTGCAGCGTCCTAGTATGCAGGCAGGGGCAGGTAGGGCGGCCACCATCGCATCAGAGCGAGGCGACAAGTTCATGCTTTCGCAACAGCGGCCCGCGCAAACCGTGCCGACTGGCGTACTGGACGCGCAAGGCAATCCGATCACGAATACGATTCCAGCGACTCCGGCCACCTATCCCGGCCAATCTTTGCATGACCTGAAGATGGGCCTTGATGACGCCATCGGCACGCCGGGGATCGGCGGGATGCAGGGCGCCGAGCGCGCGGCGGCGACCGGGACAAAAGCCGACTATCTGAAGTGGCTGGAATCAAAGATTCCAGAATACGGCCAAGCCCGGCAGACCTATGCAGACATGAGCCGCCCCATCAACCAGATGGACATCGGGCAGGAATTCGCCAAACGGCTGATTCCGGCTCTATACCGGGACATGGACGCGCCGGCGCAACTCAACGCGGCGGCATTCGCTCGCGCGCTGACCGACCAGGGCGACGACATCGCGCGCAACGTAACCGGAATGAAGGGCGCGAGCCTGAACAGCATCATGGAACCGCAGCAGATGCAGGCGCTGCGTGGGGTGGCCGGCGACATTCAAGCGGTGAAAGCGGCCGAGAACGCGGGGCGTGGGGTTGGATCGGACACGGTGCAGAAAACCGCCATGTCGCACATTGCCGCGCAGGCCGGCGTGCCGAACTGGATGGCCGACGTTGCTAGGGTTCCTGGCGGGTGGATGAAGACCGCAGGAAACGTGCTGTACGGGAATTCAGACCGCGCCGTGCAGCAGATGATGGCCGACCTGCTGAAGAACCCGCAGGAAGCCGCGCGAGCGATGCAGGCGGCCGGTGTGCAGCCTTCGATGATTGCCGAGCTACTGAGCAAGGGTGCGCAGGGTGCGGCGCTGTCTGCAACCCCTGCCATGCTGAACAACTGACATGGGAAGCGCATGGATAATCGGGCTGGCTCTCAAGCCGTTTGCCGGCCTGCTGATATTTGGCTGCATCGCACTTCCGATCCGGTGGGCGATTCATCAATGGATGCCGGAAGGAAGAATCAAGACGGCAATTCTCAGGCACAGACTAGGGAAGCATCGAGATGCCTTCATGCGATAAAAGGAGTATGACAAATGCCGCGTAACGGATCAGGCGCTTACAGCCGCGCAGTCAGTGCGTACGTTTACAACACGATCATCAGCCAGACCGACGTCAACGCCGAAATGGACGACATCGCCACGGCATTGACGGCCTCACTTGCGAAGGACGGCCAGACCACGCCGACCGCGAATCTGCCGATGGGCGGGTTCAAGCTCACCGGCCTCGCTGCCGGTTCCGCTGCCGGGAATTCCCTGCGGTATGAGCAACTTTTCACTACGGGCGCGGTGCAACTTCTCGGCGCGATGGATTGGGTCAAGGGGGCAAACATCGCCTCGGCGACCACGATCAACCTGACCACGGCGACCGGAAACGCGGTGCATGTGACCGGAACCACGCAGATCGACGCTGTGACGCTTGGCTCAGGCATGTGGCGCATGGTGATCTTTGACGGCATCTTGACGCTTGCGCACAGTGCGACGAACAACAATCTGCCGGGTGGCGCAAACATCACCACCGCCGCCAATGACCGGGCGTTGTACTGGTCGGATGGGACTACGGTGTATTGCGCTGCGTACACGCCTGCTGCGGGATTGCAGACGAAGGACGCTGAACTGACTGCGATTGCCGGTCTGACGAGTGCGGCAAATAAGGTGCCTAGGTTCACTGGTAGTGGAACAGCCGATCTTTTGGACTTCAAGGACGAGGACAATATGGCCTCGGACTCGGCTACTGCTGTGCCGAGCCAGCAGTCTGTCAAGGCGTATGTTGATACATCAATAGCAGCAATCCCTGCTGCGCTTACCCTTGGAACTCCGCAAGCTACTACATCAGGCAGCAGCGTATCAATCACGGGAATTCCATCTGGAACAAAGCGCGTTACCTTGATGTTGAACGGTGTAAGCACTACCGGAACATCTGTTCCAAGAGTACAGCTTGGAGATTCTGGAGGTTTGGAGAATTCTGGATACACCGCAATAGCAATGGGTTTTGCTGGCACTGTTGCTTCTACAGACTACACAGACGGTTTCGGATTAAGAAACGATTGGACTGCGGCTAGGGCTGCGAACGGAATGATTATATTTTGTCATGTTGGGTCTAACGTATGGGTAGCACAAGGAGCTATGCAACTTGCATTCGGTGAAGGCGGAAATGTAACCGGAATAAAGACCCTTTCTGCTGAGTTAGATAGAATCGGCATTGTAACCGCAGACGCTTTTGATGCGGGTAGTATAAATATACTTTACGAATAGTCCATACTAAAGGAGAAACAAAATGACACCCAACATGACCTACAGATCAACTATTTGTGTCGCATGAAATGGCAGCAGGAACTACGTCTGCGATTACTTTCAGACTACGCGCTGGCGCGGCAACAGGGACAATTTATGTTAATGGTACGGTAGCAGCGCGGCGATTAGGTGGAGTTGCGGCTATACGGATTCGTGTAACGGAAATAAAGGTGTAGAGATGAAACTTTTTTATAACCCTAGCGGGACGGTGAAGGTTCTTCCTGTATCAGTCCTTCCCGTGAATGCGGTGTGGAATGGTGGATTCCCATATACCCCAGAAGGATCACTTCTAGTCTCTATCGTTTCGGCAAAACCGACTGATACGGTATCAAACGGCGGATTCATCCAAGAACTATGGGGCGGTGTTTGCGCTGGATACGATACGCCATCTATATGGATTGGCGGGCTGGCAATTACATCATACGGCGCGCTGTGCTTAGATGTTGATGGCGGGATAGTAACCGATGGTCCCGCGCTCTACAACAGCCTCACTCACACCGC